CGGGCGATTTAGCGCGGACTGGCATCCATCGTGCGTTGGTTTGGCCGTTTCTATTCAAAAATTATTCGGTGCGTGATCTAGCGGAAATGCTAGAAATTTACGGGCTACCGATTCGCATTGGTAAATATTCCCCGGGTGCGACAGACAAGGAAAAGAAAACCTTGATGCGTGCCATTATGAGCTTAGGCCATAATGCCGGTGGGATTATGCCGGACTCCATGCAAATGGAACTGATTACTGCCACGGCTTCGGGTGGCTCTGATCCCTTTAAAGCCATGATTGATTGGTGCGAGAGTACGCAATCTAAGGTTATTTTGGGTAATGGGCTGAGTACCATGGACAGCAAGGGAGGCAGTCAAGCTTTAGGGACTGTGCACAATGATGTTCGCTTAGATATTCGTAACAGTGATGCACGGCAGTTAGCCACGACTTTATCAGGTTATTTGGTTTATCCGGTGGCCATGCTCAATGGCTTATTTGCTAATGACCGTTGCCCAACGTGGAAATTTGACACGCAAGAAGCAGATGACTTGGCGCTCTATGCTGATGCACTGCCTAAATTAGCCGCCGCTGGGGCTGTGATTCCGGTTCGCTACATTACAGAAAAATTAAAGATTCCGGAACGTGAAGATGGTGAGCCTATTTTATTAGTGTCGGCTACGCCAAGCCCTGCCCCAAAAGTCGCGGCATTAGCAAATGAAACACCCCGCATTACCCCATTGATCGACCCAACATCGACCGAGACGCAGAGCCAGCAATTAGCCCTAGCCAGCGCTAAGGCGATGAATAGCTTAGTGGACAAGGTGCGGGAAACCGTGGACAAAGCCGACAGTTTAGCCGCATTACAGGCGGATTTAGTGGGTAGTTTTGGCGATTTAGACAGTGAACGCCTCACGCAGGTAATGACGCTAGCCTTTGCCACTGCTGAGTTATCGGGGCGTTATGATGTTGATGAGGGGGATTAATGCCGTTAAAACTCTCCCCTACTCAAGTTGCCTTTAATGCGCGGGGTGATGGCTCGTTTAATCAGCCGTTTGTTGAGCAGCTGGCGTTCTTTCGGCAAAAGCTGAACCTACCGACTGAGCATTATGATGATATTTTAGGCGCAGCCCATGATCGTGCCTTTGTGGTCGCTGGGGCGATGAAAGCGGATTTACTCAGCGATTTACGTCAGTCGGTGGATAAAGCCATTGCTGAAGGTAAATCTATCCAATGGTTTCGGGCTAACTTTAAAGACCTTGTTAAGAAAAATGGCTGGGAAGGCTATACAGGCAGTGAGACTAAAGCGGGGCGTGATTGGCGCACGCGGGTTATTTACCGTACCAATATGGCTAGTAGTTATGCCGCTGGGCGTTGGCAACAATTAAACCACCCTGATTTATTAGCCAGCCGTCCGTATTTGAAATATATCCATAATGATACCGTGAGCCATCCACGACCGCTGCATGTCAGTTGGTCGGGGCTGGTGTTAAAAGCGGATGATCCGTTTTGGCACAGTCATTTCCCCCCGAACGGCTGGGGTTGCCGGTGTCGTGTCACAGCGGTTAGAGCCAGTGAGTATAACGGAGCTAATGCGCCTGATGATGGCGTATTTAGGCATGAGGACAGTCAGGGTGTAACGCATACTGTGCCTGAGGGGATTGATTTTGGCTGGGACTATGCGCCGGGTCGCTCCAATGCGGAGCTTATCAGGCAAGTGATTGCTAAACAGGATAAGGCGGACTGGCATTTAGCGAGGGATAATGTCTCAGCACTGGTTGGCTCTGAGGTATTTGGTCGTTTTTTTAATGGCTCGCACGCGGGGGAATTCCCCTTGGCGGTATTATCGCCTAAAGATAAGGCTTTATTAGGCGCAGATACCCAGACGGTTTTAATCTCGCGGGAATCTATTGCTGAACATCTTGTTAAACACCCTGAAATAACCTTGGATGATTATAGAGCAGTGCAGGAAATGATTGATAAGGGGGCGCTGTATAAGCAAGGCGATACGCGGCTTATCTATATTATTAGAGAGGGGGTTACTTATCGTGCCGCACTAAAACGTACTGGCGATGGATCAAAGAATTACTTTTTAAGCTTGTTCAAGAATGAACGAGGAAAACCGCCAGCGAATGCGATTGAAATAAAAAGGTAGACCCACCGTGCAAGAGGCACAAGCACTTGCCCTCATCAACCGTAAATCACGGAAGGGGTCGGCAGCCGAGCCGAGGATGGGTCTTAGTCAAGTATAGGATTATTATGATTAATATACAAATGGATAATGACGAGGTTTTACGCGGACTCTCTGAGTTATCACGAGCGATCAGTGATTTAACCCCGGCTTTTCGTGAAATCGGTGAGTTTATGGCAGAAAGCACCAAGCAACGCTTTGAATCACAAACCGACCCTGATGGTAATACCTGGCAGCTGAATAAAGCCTCAACACTGGCACGTAAGGGCAATAAGCCAACACTGACAGGTGAAACAGGCGTATTAATGGACACGATTAATTGGCAGTTAACCAATGATGGCGTGGAAATTGGTAGCCCGATGGAATATGCCGCCATGCAACAGTTTGGCGGCACCAAGTCTGAATTCCCATTTTTATGGGGGGATATTCCAGCGCGTCCCTTTTTAGGGGTATCGGATGATGATGCGGATGAGCTGCTCAACATCATTACGCATCACTTAGAAACTGCATTACGCTAAGGCGTTTTAAGCCCCGTTTTTATACCGTCCCTTATCTATGTACCTAAATCACTTAAAAACGATTTTTAAAAGGGTCTTAAACGGGTAGGTTTTTATATATGCTCTGCCTATAGATACCTAAGTCTTAATTTTATTCTATCTCCTCGTCTGTATATATTTCGTGAACATTTACAATTCTGTAGAATTTTGGGGTGTTATTTCTATCTTTTTCTACATTAACATCAACATTAAACGAAACTTTCAGTGGATTTCTTTTCTCATCATGAATGATAAAGCGTATTTTTTGTTGGTCTAAATCTGATATAAAGTAAACAGGTAGCGGCTTTTCATATATTGCTTGCCTCTTAGCGGCTACGAATTTAACACGGGACAACAGGTATTATATCGCGTAGGTTGGGCTAGTTTGTTAAGCGTCAGCGCAACAAGCTAACCCAACATTATTGGACATATAAAGAATGTTGGGTTGCCCAAAAGACGGCAGCCCAACCTACGATTTTGTCCCATCTTAAGTTTATAGCCCCTCTTAGCTATTGGTTTGCTGCCGATGGTGGAAAACGCACCAGGCTATTGATGCGCTTCGTTCCTCAGCACATCCTATGACTTGTATTTTCTTAGTTAATGCAAGTGAGCGTTTCTTTAAACCGCTTTAAAATACATTTCTGTTTCGTGGCAGTAAGCTAGCCCCATGAAAACAGAAACAGCCCATCACCACTTAGCCGCCTGTCTTTTCCCGTTAGAGGGATCAGGCGCAGATCAGGCTATCCAGCTTTTCCCCGCGGGGACTTTTGCAGCACCTGACGGCGCATTGGCAGGCACGGGGCCGTGGCTTTTAACCGCTGACATTGCTCAACGCCTTATAGCTGCCACAGGGACTAAGCAAAATATCTTGATTGATTATGACCATCAATCCTTATTATTTACTAAAAACCTTGAGCCATTAGAGTCGGCGGGTACGTTTGCGGGGGCTGATCTTGAATGGCGTGAAGGCGTGGGCTTGTTCGCTACTAATGTGAGTTGGACGGCTGCCAGCAAAGCGCATTTTGCTAAAGATGAATACCGTTTTATTTCCCCCTTATTTACTTACGATGCAGGCACTGGCGAGGTGACGCGCTTAATTAGCGTGGCTTTGACCGATAACCCTGCGATTAAAAACATGCAGGCGATTGAGTTGGCGGCTGCCAGTTTATTAAAGCAACACTCAATTTCACTTCCAAAGAAAGAGGAATCTATGAACAAAGAATTATTAGCCTTGTTAGGGCTGTCCGATGACGCGGATGATAAAGCGGTTTTAGCGGCGTGTGCTGCACTGAAGCAATCAAGCGATAAAAACAGCGGTTTAATCGCGCAAATTGAAACCTTAACCACGGAGAAAGAGGCATTAGCCGCTACCTCGGGGCAGGTTGACGTGTCTAAGTATGTGCCTATTGAAGTCGTGGCAGAGTTGCAAACTGAATTGGCTGCCCTGTCCTCGTCTATTGATTCGGATAAGGTGACTCAGTTGATTAATGATAATAAATCAAAGTTACCGACACCGGGTTTACAAGCTTGGGCGGGTAAGCAATCTTTGGCGGCATTAAGCGCTTTTTTAGAAACCGCGCCTGAAATTGCCGCTTTAAGTGGTATGCAGTCCGCAGGACAAGAGCCTGATGATTCGATACCCAATACCCAAAATATCATTGCTGCGGCATCAAAATATCAACAAGAAGAACATCAAGCGGGTCGCACAGTGAGTGTTGCCGCTGCCGTTGCTCACGTCACTAAAAAAGGTTAATAAATTATGAGTGTAAACGCCCCTTTCCCTATTCAAGCCGACTTAACCGCCATTGCGGTGCTGTATAAAAATCGCAGTATGATTGCTGATTTAGTTGCTCCACGCCGCCCTGTTGGTCGTCAAGAATTTAAGTACATCAAGCACGATATGAGCGAAGGCTTTACCGTGCCCGATACGCGCGTAGGTCGTAAGTCAGCGCCTAATCAAGTTGAGTTTACTGCCTCGGAAGTGACAGACAGTACGCAAGATTACGGCTTGGATGACATGATTCCACAGGCGGATATTGATAATGCGCCACCGAATTACAACCCGTTAGGTGTGGCGACAGAACGATTAGCTAATTTAATTGAACTAGATCGTGAAGTGCGTACCGCTGGTTTAACCTTTAACGCGGCACATTATGCTACGGCTAATAAGCAAACCTTGTCAGGCACGGCGCAATTTTCGGATTATACCAATTCAGACCCCATGAACGTGATTATGACGGCGATGGATTCGATGGTCATGCGCCCGAATAAGATGGTTATTGGTCGAACAGCGTTTTCTAAGCTGGCCATGCACCCTAAAATCGTCAAAGCTTTTTTTGGTAATTCAGGCGATTCTGGTATTGCCTCGCGTGAGTTTATCGCTCAGCTATTTGAATTGGATGAGGTCATTGTCGGGGAATCGTTTGTTAATACTGCCAAAAAAGGACAAGCGGCCTCATTAGCTCGTGCGTGGGGTAAACATATCGCCTTATTGAATATCGATAATTTAGCAGACGTGAGCAGTGGCACGACCTTTGCCATGACCGCGCAATTTGGTTCGCGCGTGGCAGGTTCGATGGCTGATGAAGACATTGGTTTGCATGGGGGTCAGAAGTTGCGCGTGGGTGAGTCGGTGAAAGAATTTATCACTGCGCCTGATTTGGGTTATTTCATTCAAAACGTGGTGGCATAAATGGCAGTCGTTAAAAAACCAAGCACGGACGCTGAAAAACCAAAGGAAGGGATTAAGCAGGCATATCATGTGCAATGGCAGTTATCTCATGATGGCACAGACTATCAGGCGGATGATGTCGTTGATCTGTCCGATGATGACGCTCAGCCTTTGTTGGCATGTGGTGTTATTCAATTAGCAGGAGAACAATAATGAGTATTAAAAATTACACAGCAGGCGCAGCCATTGCTAAATACCGCATTGTTACATTCAGTGCAGATGGCACGGTGATACAGGGTGCGTCAGAAGCAAACTCATTAATCGGTGTGGTGGATATTCCGAATGATGCGGTACTGGGTGAACGTGTGGATGTGGTGCGTGATGGCATGACGTTGGTGGAATTTGGCGGCACGGTCACGCGTGGTGATTTATTAACCACCGATTCGGTCGGTCGTGCCATTACGTCTGCCCCTGCGGCGGGTGTGAATCAGCGCACTGTCGGTGTAGCAGAAACATCTAATGTGATCGGTGATATTGCCTATGCCTTTATTGGTGTTGGATCGGTACAAGGTTAGACATGAGTTACTGCACCCAGCAAGACATGACCGACCGATTCGGTGAACCGGAGATCATGCAGCTCACTGACCGAAATAATATCGGTGTGATTGATGTGGCGGTATTATTGCGGGCTATCAGTGATGCGAGTGCAGAGATAGATAGTTATTTAGCTAAATACACGCTGCCACTGGTAACGATACCCGCCGTATTGGTACGTATTTGTTGCGATATTGCCCGTTATTATCTTTATGACGATGCCATGATTGATACAGTAGAAAAACGCTATGAAGCGGTTATCAAGTATCTAGTTCAAGTCGCAAAGGGATCAATTAGTCTGGGTGTAGATAGCGCAGGTGATGCGCCGGTTAGTCATGATACGGTGCTGATGCAGTCTGACGGAAGTATATTTGGTCGCTCTAATAATGGGTTTATTTGATGATTTTTAGGTTATGTTTTTTAAAAATAAAAGGGTGGATTAATGAATAATCAGCAGAAAAAAACATTGCTTGCAGCTCAAATATTGCTCTATCCGGCGCTCAATGACGAGCAATTATTGGCACAGCTAACTATTAAAAATATACCTATCCATATCGATGTAGAAACAAGGAAACTTGAACTATATCTGATGTCTAAAGGGCTTTGGGTCGCATTTAAAAACAGCAACAGCGATGCTGTCGTCGTCGCTCGTGATGCGCTTGAATCATTTAGCCCTGTGATTAATATTGACCAAAATTATTTGTTTTTTGTCGGCATGATTACCGGCTTAGTTGATGACGTTGATTTTGCGTTTTTAGAACCACACAAATTAGACGTTCTGGCTATGGCGGATGGACTGGAAAGCTGGGCTGAACAGAATATATCAGGCTTGACTGAGGGCGACATTATGAGGGCTAGAGTATGAGCGCAAAACCGCTATATGGCACAAGGACAGCCGTCACAGTCACACTCGCCAGTTTAGCGAATGGGGCAATGGCTGATTCGGCTGAATATGACAATACGACTGACCTTGCACTAAGCAAATTAATTGAGGTAAACGCGGTAGGTAGTAATGCTGCAGAATCAGGATCTTTAGTTGTTTATGCACGCGAGAGTTTAGTGACAGCAGAGGGTGAAACTGATGAGAATTTAACGCGAATTGGCAGCGTTGCGCTAAACGGATCAACGGCAGTTAGAAAAGTGCTTCGGTATGACAATGTAGCGCCCTTCTTTAAATTGACGTTCAAAGTGCAATCAAGCTCTACTTACGCACTGAATGCGGCAGGTAATTCCGCTAATATTTTGTCTGAAAATATTCAGGACGTTTAGTTGTGTCTATTTTTATCCCTAGATGG